AATGGTTTGTGTAGTACTTGACATTCCACTTGGTGGAACTGTAGTAGCTGTTGGACCCGTGTAAGCCGCAAGTTTAGTCAAAGCAGTTCCAGATGCTGGACCTAATAACAGATCGTTTTCTGAAACTGCAGTTAAACCGGTACCACCCTTGGCGAGTAAAACTTGTGAACTCAAATTAGCGGGGGTAAGTGCTGTAATAGCCGAACCATCACCATGAAAAGTACCTGCGGTTACGTTACCCGTAACAACTACGTTACCCGAAGCTGTTAAAGATGTTACCCCATTCGTAAATGAAATTTCATTATTTGTTGATGCACCCCCATCTGTAATAGTCTGTAAAGTCGAAGAAACTGCATCCCACGATACACCCGCGGCTGAACTTCTAAGAAATTTTTCAGTTGGTCCCGAACCAGTATAATTGAATAAAAGACGTGACAAGTTCCATTTGCCATTGTTTGTATTTATATGAGTAACAATAAAAGCAAAGTATGTATAGGCTGTTGTATTGGTAAAAGACTCTGTAGTACCGGATGAGTCATCTACAACTGTTGTAGACGAGTGTAGTTGTGTCCAAGTTGCATCGTCGTTACTCGCCAAAATGCGCCATTGTTGTGGACGCCCAGCAGAATCCGTACCATCTGGTTGTGATTTTACAAATACCGATGTTGGCGTGATAGCACTCGCAAATTGGATTTTTACCCATTCTCCATTTACACCACCTAAAGTAGTACCTCCCCAGTATGCATAAGTCCCAAAATGCTGATAATCAAATTCTCTACATATAAAGCTGGTACTATCACTTCCATCAAATGCTTTCCACGCATTGGCTTGTATTGCAGATGGACCACTCGAAGATGCGGTATTTCCACCCGACGAGTTAGAGGACATAGCTGCTGGACCTGAAAGAGATGATGGTCCCGTGTAAGCCGCAAGTTTGTCTAATACAGTTCCCGACGATGGACCCACTAATAGATCACCGGGTGAAATTGAATTTAAACTTACGACATTGGTTGTTATTGTATTTACATTTACATTGTCACCAATAATATTACTCGATACTGTCCCGGCAGTAACAGCGTCAATTTCTAATGAACTGACTTCTAGTTTATTTGTTTTTAAATAATTGGATACATTTACATTACCAGTGACATTTAAGACATTTGCCGCGGTATCTTCCACATATAAATTGGAACCAACATCTAACGTGTGTGTAGGATTGGCATTTGAAATACCAACCTTTCCCGCCGTAATTAGAGATGGACCATTTGCATAATTAAACTCGACTGTTTTTGATGCAGCTGTATTACTATATACAATAACATCATCAAGACCAACTTGGATATTTGAAAGTGTACCCCCATCTCCATAAAACTGTCCGGCTGTTATTTTACCACTTGTTATAACATTACCATGTCGTGTAATATGTAAATTTTCGCCGATATCTAAAGCGTGTATAGGACTTGTATTTGCAATACCAACATTTGAACCATATCTTGTTGTAAATGCGGTTAGTACATTAGCAAAATGGGGTATTGTATTTGAAACTATGTTCCCCTGTTTAGATGCTTCATCTAACGAAATACCACCTAAGAGTGTTGTCAATACATTTGTATCTACAATTTCTTTTGTAATTGCATCATATCCTAAAAAGGTTGCACCTCCCACAGAAGCCTGACGCAAAGGTGTCATATATACACCACCTGGCGAGGATGCAGTTATGGCCGCATTAGATGCATTAAAAACTATTGTGTTTTCCGCCTGATTATCTTCAGCGTGTTTACCAAACCGGATTTTGGTAGACCGCTCTATCGTAGGTATGTTTTTAACCATATTTAATATAAGTACGTATTTTAATTTGCATAAATGAGGCCAGCCATTCCATTTTCTATTCTGAGTATATTATAGTTAACGGCGTATATAGGATCAGTGATGATCATTTTTTGACTGACTACCTTTGCGGAATCTAATCGACTAAAATTGAGCGTTCCTGTCGGTTGGAGTGAGCTCGTCGATAAACAAAAACAATATAAGAAAAAATCGGGTGATGTAACAAAGTTTGTATGGTAATAGTTCATAACATCTATAAAGTGTGGTTTCGCCCACTTGAAATTACCTATATCTAAACCATTTATTTCGATTTTGATTTTATTTGTTGTCGATGTTAATGCCCCTTCTGTTGTTGTATCCGAAGATGCGAGATATTTTATGGGGTGGTTAAATGTAAGTTCTTGTACGAGTTCATGTGAAGGAACACTTTTTTGAACTTGTGTAATTATTAAGTTATGGTTACGAGATACGAGATTACCACGTTCTTCATTATCGAGATAATAATAGTTTGCGTAACACTCAAAATTATAGTTTCCTGCATCTGGACCCCAATGTATACGTAATTCAACGTTATGGTATTGTAACGCGACTATAGGTAAAGCACATTGTGCACCTTCACAAAAGAAGAATCTAAAGGGGTAAAAGTATGAACGCGCACTAATACCCGGGTGTGTACCGTTGGAACTTTTGGATACATTCGTTGCAAATGTATCAATGGCTATTTTTTCGGTAAATACTGCATCTTGCGTGTCTATAACCTGACCACCGATGAGAAGTTCAACTTTATCAATAAGTGTATCCCATCTTTGAATATCGTATGATTGTGTATTATCATCTATTGTGAGGTACGTATACCCCAATAAGTCACCCGATCGATCAAATTTGATGGATGACATGGAATTGCCTTTCACAGATCCTTGTATAGTCTGTTTTTCTACGGACTGTGAAAAGTTAGAATGCCGTTTAAACGTTGATGTAAAAAACGAAATCTCTGGTTCGCCCATAATGTGTTCGTCTTGAGCACCAATTGCAATAAGTTGAACAATACCAGATGACATTTATAATAAGAAAAGGTTTAAAATATAAGTGTTGTAACGCCCTGAAATAATTAATGGGCTAAATTTCTTTTTTTGCAGACAAATCTAAATATTAAACATGTTTCGGTTGTAGTCGCCGCTGCACCTGTTTCCTTTAATAACTCTACAGTTATTCTATCGAGTTTGTTTATTGGGTTATAATATTGTTGAATAACTGGGTATTCATTTTTAAAAACGAGTCTAGATGTTCCGTCTGTTACGAGGGTTCCGAAAACACCGTTAATCATATTATCATCGGATGTATCAAGATCGGTTTTCCCTCTTTGAGAAAAAATAGTTCTCAATTCATCGATTTTAAGGTGAATGAGTTTGTGAGCTCCACCTGTACCGTTAATATGAGCCGCTGTTAACTGAACCTGGACTATATTTTCGAGGGGTGTTGGGAAGTACGATGTAAATTTCTGCTTTGAAGATGCATCATCAACGGTATCAACTATAACAGTATGATACTCGTGTTCGAAATCGGGTAAAGTGGATTGAGTAGTCACTAAAGCCATTTATATATACTGGAGATTTTACTTCATCTTGTATCCCGCTTGTTCTCTTACAAGTTTTTGACCATCGCATACACCGCCTTTACTGTCGGAATAATAGGCAGTCTTCAAACATTCTTCGGTAGATGGGATGTCGAAGAGCGAACCCGTATTAGTGGTTTCAATTTCGACATCTTTGCCCTGGTACCCACTGGTACGCAACATGGCAAGGACGCATAATATGCCGACGACGACGACGATGGCACGGATCGTATTTTTGTTGGTGTTGTTAAGTTTCATTTATATTGAATCAATATTTTTTATAAAGTGCGTTAAAGAGAATAGAATAGTTTCAATATAAAGAGTAATGGACGGTGAAATTATTATTGATCGTAGAAATACTAATGTTATGAAACTTGATGACAGTGAACAAGCACTAATGAATGAAATTGAGATTGATGTGCCTCGACCTCAGCCTGTGAAAAAACAAATTTCAAGAATGAAGACACAATTTACACCACCCACACCACAAGTGTTCCAGGAAGACATTGACTCTTTTGCAAATCCAAGTAAACAGACGCATCCAACTGCACCCCCTCCAGAAGCACCCGTTGATTACGGTGAATACGATGATCCAGAACCAGAAATGGATTATGGGGGTGGTGGATACGGCGGTATGGAAGAGGAGGAAGAAAAACCATCACCTGGTTTTAAAACAATCGATGAAGAAAAAGCGGACCTTGTTAATAAACTTGGACGTTTGGAAAAAAAGGGGTTTACTGTAAACAAGCGTTTGAATGCCTATTCCCCAATAGACGAACTTAGAAGCGAAGTAAAACGAATTACATATAGTATAGATGTAGACAAATCGATAAAGTTTTCTAGACGCATGCTTATTGCGTGTACGACAGGTCTTGAATTCATGAATAAAAAATATAACCCATTTGAAATTCAACTCGATGGATGGTCTGAGAATGTTATGGAAAATGTAGACGATTACGATGAAGTTTTTGAGGAGTTATACGTGAAATATAGATCGAAAATGCACGTTGCACCAGAAATTAAGCTTATTATGATGCTTGGTGGGTCTGCAATGATGTTCCATTTGACGAATAGTATGTTTAAATCTGTCATGCCAAACATGAATGATGTGATTAAACAAAACCCAGGACTCGTTCAGAACATGATGTCTGCGGTTCAAAATACAGTTCCAAAGTCTCAACAGGGTAGCGAACCATCGAGTGATGGTAAACATGAAATGCAAGGCCCAGGGATAGACATTTCCAGTCTTATGGGTAACATCATGATGCCACCAACACCACCCATGAATACAACAAGTATTGGACCTCAGGAAACTATACCTATAGATGATGGTGACGATGATATTTCCGATATTGCTGAGGCACCAAATACAGGCGATGTTGAAGAAGGTGATGGTGAAGTAAGGGAAGTTAAAGTTTCCCAGACCAAAGCTAAACGAGGGAAAAAGAAAAAATCGGTTGAAATTAATTTGTAAAATATAGTATAAATGATAGGGTATTGTCCTTTAGACGAAGATCCTATTGAAAGACCGAGACCTTCACGAGAAGTATCAGTCCCAATCCAGGAGAAGCGTAAACCTTCTACTAGGGGAGAGGATACCGAGTGTAATTATGTTGTTTTGTTCTTTATTGCGGGTGTTATTACCTTAGCAATCATGGATACATTCCCACGAAAGTAAAGTAAACTTTCTACCATTCTGACATTTTCCAGAATGGTAAATTAGTTATTTTCGAGTGCGGTAACTCGCGCTAATAGATCGGCGACTTGTGTTTCTAACGTCGCGACCTTCGTCTTTTCAGCTTGTAATTGTCTATCAACTTCCTGTAAAGCCGCGCAAGATATTGTCCATATAGAGTCTTTATTTAAATTATTGAAATCTGATACCACTTCCCCGTATATATATGCATTAGATACATTACTAAATACATTTGTAGTTTCGATTTCTTTACCCGACGTTATAGTTATCACGTCACCCTCATGTTTAACTACACTAAATGTATCATTTACATCCTTGTCTGTTGTAATACTAATAGTGGATGTGTTTGATAAAGATAAACCAGGAATACTCGTATCTAGATGAATATCGAATATGTTACTCGATTCGGAAACGTGAACATTTGATGGCATGTAGTATACATTGCTATCTGGGGGAAAGAACGTATCGTTCCGTGTAACGGATGAGGTTGTTAATATATTTGGAATACTGTCAGTTGCTGTAGAAACTGCATATGGTATAACATTAGCAACTTCTTGTGCAATGAATCCATATACTGTCTGATTAGTTCTTGCCAGTGTATCTTTATATTTATACGTTTTTGGTTTGAGAAGTCTTAATTTTTCAAGTGCAGATGCATCTACAACATCTACAATATCCTTTTTTATACGTTCATCAGAAACTGCATTGAATTCGTTAGATCTTATTCTACCATCGGCCCATATAGAGTAAGATGCCGACCCTGTGTACGGACCATGACTATCGGTCTGATTAGCTAAATATCTATAGGTCACTGACTGACTCCCAGCGGATTGTGTAACTTCTATAATTCCCCTATTACCATGTTGACTGCTACATAAAGTACCATTCCCTATATAAAGTCTATCCCATATTCTTACTATGCGACGGGTCGGGTCGGGGCGCGCCCAGTAACTAAATGATTGTTCACATCCTGCACCTACAATATCAAGAGCTGCTGCTTCACCACTAGTATTATTCGAAAATACCCCGTATCCAATTGTACCCGAGTTCGACTCTGTTCGGTAATCACCTGTATCATAAGATAAACTCTGACCAAATTGTATTTTTCTCCTTGCTATTACATACATATCAAGATCGGGATTCCAAAATACACCCAAGTTTCCATTATTTTTTATATATAATGCGTTATAACTATCAGAACTTTGGGTCGAACCCGGGTCACCACCGGAGAGGGCGCCGCCGCTCATAAATCCAAAATGGTAGTTTTGAGAACCACTACCACCCGTTTTTTTTAAAGAAACATAAGCATCTCCGACCGGAGATTCCGCTGCAAGTATAGCTGGTCCGTATGAACCATTAACAATGTCAGTTCCACCAACTACATTTACACCGTTGGTTGTACTATTATAATCACCCCCACGTGCATTTACGGTTAATGGTGCAAGACCAGTTGGGTTTTGTCTATCATAACCTATACCGTGTGGTACATTTAATATACCGCTTAGACTTAATGAAGGTATAGTTGTACTTGAAGCTAATGGTAGAGTATATATATGAATAGTACCACTTGAATTTTCATAAGGTGATCCTATTATCAGTTTAGTACCGTCTTTATTTATATCTACACATGTACCGAAATAAATATTCGATTGATACGTGGTTGGTGCTATTGCTCTCTGTGTAGTTTGTGGGTGGGAGGGAATTGATGTGTGCCAGTTAGTATCTTCAAATACATATACGAGACCACAATTTGGATGAGATCCACCGGTTACGCCATCTGAGCTCGAAGGATCTTCTGGAAGAGCGGAGCACCCCCATATTCGACCATTATAATTCATAAAAAGCATTTCCGACCCCATTTTTATATTATTAGTGCGCCCAATAAACCAAGTTGACGAACCAATACCATTGAGACCATTGTCACCAGAAGCGGTCCAAGGTCCTTTTTGTACTTTACCGCAATCGGTCCTCGTCCCCCAAGACGGATCGTAATAATTCCACTTATCACCACCCATGATTGAACTACCGTCACCACTAATACGGACAATTCTTCCCCATTCATCATCGTTACTGAGGTACCAGTCGCCATCGTCACCGGATGGTTCTCTATTAAACCATTTTCTATAAAAAGTAATTGCATTTGTTGAAGTATTTCTATCAAATCCATACAAACAACCACACGTTTTGTTGGAAGCGCCACCTGCCGAAGGTTTGGCTTTAGTTGCCCCTACTAAAATCTTATCACCATCTCCACTAATATCTACACTATACCCAAATTGATAATTGGCATCATTTTCATTACTATTCATATAAGCATTTATTGCCGTAGGAGTGGTATGCCACGAACAACCTTCTATTTTATGATACACATATACAACCCCAGTGTTGCTTCCTCCACTCGTTCTTTTATCATTATAGGCACCAACAACAAGACAATCACCCTTTTCATTTAAAGCAACAGATTGTCCAAACCAATTATTTTGAACAAGACCGGGGTTATCAAATATCACGTTCTCCATCCATATACCTTTAATACGAACGACTATAGAAACGTACGAAGTCGTAGCATCATCGATGTACGCCGCAGCAATTGTTTTACCGTCACCAGATATATTAACCTGATTACCCCATGTATCCGCATATGTACGAGACGTTTTTACTGTTTGAGTTAATTTCCATTCAGCTCCTTTCTTCTCGTATATGTATATCTCACCAGAATAACCTCCAGTTACAGCTACGTCTCCATCATATGATAATGCACACGATACACCCAAAGCGGCTCTTGTAGGTCCCGATGTTGATGTTGCAGCGTTTAAAGCAATTGTACTCGTAAATTCTTCTTCATATTGCGTATTAATAACACTAAGATCAACGGCATTGTCTTTATTTGATATACGAATATCACCTTCAACGTGTAGTTTTTTCTCTGGTTCGAGTGTCCCAATACCGGTATTATCATTTACAAGAAGACCACCTCGTGATCTTATGGAAGATGATACATTTAAAGTTGTAGCATCGACCACCGGTAAACTATAAATGTATGCTGCACCGGCTCTACTCTTACCATTTACGATTTTAATTATATCTCCTACTATAACTCTATCACCAATACTGGATAAGGCAATAGAGTATCCATATTCTCCCGGGTTTGCGTCACTTGGGGTTAGTTTGGTAAACTGTGTCCATGTAGTACCTTCCCTATCGTATATATATACACCTGGATATTGTGTAAACGAGGGTTGAGTTCTACCTACTGCAATTCTATTACCGTCCGAACTTATAGATATTCCACTTGTGGGACCAAAATTCGACTGACCACTGGTGTAGGGGTCGAATGGAAATATCTTAGTTTGTTGGGACCATGTAGTTCCTGAACGAACGAATACATAAGCTGCACCTATATTATTCGACGTACCCGGATAGTTTGCATCTCTCGCACCTATAGCGAGTGTATTCCCGTCACTCGATAACTTACATGAACCACCAAAAAACATATTATCTTCGATATCAGATGGAACGATTTTAGTTTGTTGATTCCATGTAGCTTGCCACGCGTTGTTACTCCAAACGTCTACACCACGTGCATATATATATACTGCACCACCGTTTGCATTTGTACCACTTGGACCCGTATCAGCTCCCCATGCACCCGCAGCAATTGTATTACCGTCACCGGATATTGAAACTTCAATACCTAAACGGTCACCAGTTTGTCCATCACTCGCAGTCAGTGTAGCTTGTTGATACCATGTACCATCATTTGCTAATTCGAATACATATAATCTACCTCTACTGCTATTCGCTGTAAGACTAGACGCAACAATTCTAGTACCATCATCGGATATACCAATTGTGTAACCAACCCATGTGACCGCCGTTCCATTATAAACATCTTCTGGTACAAGAAATGATTCTATAGACCATGTAGTTCCCTCGCGCTTATATACCCATAAACTACCAGCACCATTATACGTTGTTCCCGATACAGTTGGACTATACCACGTTGCACCTACAGCTATTTTATTACCGTCGGGTGTTGTGCCGATAGATATACCAAAATCGTCACCCTGATCTATACCGTCTGGTTGTAATGTAGCTTGGAGCGTCCATTTATGTCCACTTCTTACGTATACTTGTATTTTACCACCTTTAGGGTGTTGAAAACCTGTATTCGTAGGACCGTTCCAACCTCCTCCATGTGTATGTGAAGATACAAATGCGGTATACCCATCTCCAGATATTCGTACGTTTTCTCCTACGTGATCATATTCTGCTACTATATCTCCATCACCTGTTCTAGGTAATGTTATTATACTTTCTTCGTATATTGAACCTTTATCGACAGAAAAATCTACATTTTCTGTATTATCTGTTATTCGAACATCTCCATCGACGTGTAAAGGTCTTTTTGGATCGGATGTTTTAATACCTATATTTTCAGTTGTATATATAGTATCTCGAACGTATAAGTTACTTGGTACATTTAACGTGTTATAATACGGGTTCGAGAAGTCGTCTGGTAAATTATAAGAATAGACTGTACCTTCTGTAGTAAATCTATACGGGTTTTTCCACCACCCCCATAATATACCGTTAGATAACCATATATATACGTATTCTGGGTCATAGATACTGCAGTCTGGCAAGTTAGCTGTATTGGACGATGAATTGTTATTTGACAACGAATTGTTGGCGTTCTGACCCAACAACCAGGTTTTGGTATTTGGATTATATCTTACTATATCTGCGTCCGTATTTTGAGCGTTGATATCATATGTATCATATATATAGATCCCGTCTGCAGTTGTACCGTTCCATGTTATGAATATACCATTGCTATTCACTGTCCCGTCAAGGTTGTACGTGCGATAAGTAGTGTTACCGACCCAAGGTATCGCTGGTGCGGGTTTAGCTCCACTACCACTACTCGCCCCCGTTATAAGAGCTGTATTACCATCTGAACTAAGACACAGTGAAGCTCCGTATGCTCCATCAGTAACTGGAACGTCTGGGGTTATTTTATTTTTTTCAGACCAAACACCATCAACTGTACGCGTGTATATGTATACTGAACCACCATTTTGAATAATAGATTTATTACCGTGACTATCTACATAAGTTGGGTCGTCATTAAATGCTCCTATCATAACAGTATTTCCATCAGAAGATATTGATGTGGAAAACCCGAAATAATCAAAAATTTCGTAATCTGATGCCTGTAAATGGGCCTGTTCCACCCACGAACCATCCGCAAATTGAAATATATATGCAGTTCCTATACCCCATTTATTTTCAATTTCGTTTTCTTCTTTCGTTTTCACGTAAGTTCTCGATCTTCCAGGTGCACCTACAATAATCGTATTACCATCATCAGATATATTTACCGAGTTCCCAAAGCGATCACCCATGTACGTTCCAGTAGCTGGTATTTGTGTAGAAGCCATACCATAACCATTAGCCGCGTGTCCATATGAAAATAGAACACCAGTGTTTGTAGTATGTTGTGATGCATTTGTCCACGGGAATTCGGAAGTCCAACCACTAACGGATTCTTTTATACCCCAAATGTCTGGTAACCATGTTTGTTGGGCCCAATTCGTACCACCCGAACGTTTAAATACATACGCAGCACCTGCGTTGTTAAAATTGGATCCAGGTGTACCACCGCCATAATATGAATATATTTTTGCTTTAGGCGCTCCTACAACAATGGTATTACCATCTGCAGACATAGATACAGAAGTCCCGAACTCATCTCCCGCATTGTATGCACTTGGCCAGAAAGAGCTCGTGAAAGTGGGTACTATATGAGCTTCAACCCATGAATTTATAGCTCCTACACGCATATATACATATGCCGAACCACTTTTAGCCAAATTATTATTCTTTTTATCTGGAGCACCTACAACAACTGTAGACCCATCTTCAGATATATCGACTACATACCCGAACCTATCTCCGGGAGATGATGTGGTAGTTAATTTAGAATCCTGAGACCATGTATCCCCTGTGCGTGTAAATATATACACTGTATTATCTCTCCATGCACCTATAGCAACTGTTTTACCATCATTTGATATAGCAGATGATGTTCCAAAATTATCATTACTTTTTACATTATTTGGTCGTAAAATAGCATTCTGTTCCCACGAATCCCCTTTCCAATCAAATATATATACATGACCATACGTTTCGTTACCAGGGGGGTTTCTAACTGCACCTATAACTGCCGTTTTACCATTTTTCGTTATAGATACCGAAGTACCTACAACTTCGTAAGGTAATTGACTTACCGGTTTTATTTTAGAAACTTCGCGAAGTATACTCGATTTTGAGCTAATATCTATAACCGTACCTGTTGGAAAAGGGTCAGATACACGAACATCTCCTAAAACATGGAGAGGTTTATCTGGAGTCTGTATTCCTATACCCAATTTATGTTCGATGATCGCTTCACCACCAACACTTAACATTTGACTCGGGGGTCCTTCGTTATAAAAATCTAAAGCCGTGTTATCCCACGTATCGTAAGCGTTTCTAGTTAGAACTGTAAAGTTACCTACATGTAATTTAGATCCGGGTTCTAATGTACTTAAACCACTAGTATATTCAACATTCCCGAAAAATATATTACTCGTTGAAGGTGCGGTCATTGTTCGTGACTGCGCCCATGTAGTTGGTGTATTTTCAACTGGCTGACCGTTTACGTATATATTAAACTTTTCAAATGTACTAACTGGTTCTGCTTCGGGTACAGTTTCGTGTATTATTCTATTTGTACCGCTATAATAGTTATCAGGTATACTATACGCATACGCAGAACCACCGCTAAATATATTACTCGAAGATGTAGCTGAGTACGCCCCTGCAATAGCCTTTCTGGCGTTCACGGCGATACCAACTGAATAACCAAACTTATCACCGGTAGATAAGTTAGATGAAACTATTTTTTCACGTTGAGTCCACGTAGTCCCCGAACGTATAAATGTATACATAGCACCACCCGATAATTTCGAAGATGCGCCTATAACAATTGAATCACCACTACTATCGATGGATACGGAATCCCCGAAACTATCACCTACCTGTATATCGTTCGGAACAATTTTAGATTGGTAAGACCAAACGTTTGTAGACGTGTTGCGTACAAATACATGCGCCGCACCTTGTGAATTTTGTAAAAATGCGCATACAACTGCGGTATCCCCACTTGCATCTAAAGCAACTGAGTTACCGAAATAGTCACCTTCGACTAATTCTGATGGATATAGTGCTCCCGATACGTTAAGTGGTAAAGTCGCATGTAAATTTGTTCCATTGTATATATATGCTGCACCAGTACCATTATTTGTACCTGGTGCTCCTATGATAGTCCAATTAGACGATGCATTATTACCAGCTATACTTACCGAAAATCCGAAATAATCACTAAGGTCACCTTGTTGTAAAGCGGTTCCGAGTTGATAACCATTACCCGAATCAAGTACATACGCACTCCCTATTCCGGTTGCACCTACAATTAATTTACTAGCTTGGTAATTAAATTTAACAGAATCTCCAAAGTATGCATATTCACTTGGACCTAATACTTCATGAGTTTGATTATAACTACTGTTAAATATATACACGGCGCCACGACCATCTGCTTTTGATGGTGCAGATACACCATATATATGCGGGAAATATCCACCTGCAATGTCAACTGCATATCCATATTGATCACCTATACTTACATTTGATGATAGGACATGACCTATTTGAGACCACGACCCTCCCACCTCAGTCGTGTTTCTAAATATGTATACATTTCCGATATATTCGTTATTTGGTGCACTCACTATAGCTCTATAATCTACAACACTACTGTTATACGATCCGTTTCCTTTTCCACATAAACGAACTGAACTACCGAAATAGTCATATAAACCAACATTCGTAGAATTTATTTTGCTATCCTGTGAAGCCATCTTATAATAGTCTATATATTATAAGATGGATTATAAAACTCACATTAAAGATTATTAATATTTAATATACCTTCTCTTTGAAAATATATATGGTACCACTTTTTAGAGGAAAACGTGTATTTAAATTCAAGTTTATTTGCATTTTGGTTAAGGAAATGTAATCGTAAACCATGGTCTGATGAACTTGTATAATAAACTTCACATGCTATTATCTGTTCAACCTGACTTGCCGCTACGGTATCACCTATATAAAATACGGTTTTGTTATTATACGTACTATGATCATTATCTAACATGAACCAAAACGAAACGGCTGTGTTATCACCGATATCAGTATTTATAACACCTTTTAACTGACCACCATCGTTTATGTATACACTTTTATTCGTTGCATCGTAAGTACATGACGTGTTTGTTAAATTGGAACGATAAACTTCTCTTGGTCCTGAATCCTGTAAATAAATACCCTTTAAACAATTTATATCACGTGTATCGTAATTTAATAGTGTTTGTTTACCAATTGTAACGTTTGATTTTAAACCGTAATTAATATCAAGTTTATTTCTAATAGATGTTCTACCATTAACATCGAGACGTGCCTTTATATTTTCCTTATACGGACCAAACCCATCTCTTAATGCCAATGATTCTGGTTGTAATTCGGGTAAATTTACACCAATTTTCCCAAACGTATCGAGAACGAATTTTGGATGTGTATTAGAAGGGTTTACGTCGTCACTATACGTCGTATCTAAAACTATAGACCTACCTTGTACGCGTATTCTATCCGGTTCTCTTCCCCACGCTTTTAGTTTATCTGGATATTCACCACCTTTGTGTATAAGCAATTCACTCGATGTGTAATTATTTTGATTATTAAACGTCGTAGACGTCACGTTATCATTTTTATAGTTCCAGTTTCGTATAAGTGCATTGGACCATGTATCAGTACCGGGTGTATCTGAAAATATAACTTGACCCGAATAATTTGGGTAAGTTGTATATTTACCACCCCCAACGACAAAATCTCTAGCTGAAATATCACCACCTATTGTCGTATTACCCACGACTTTAATGGACCGACCAAGTTTTAAAAATTCTACATCCTTCCCATGTACATGACCTTCATCATTCGTTTGTCCCGAGTTTATTATAAAAAGACCGTCTTGTGACATAGACGTTGTAAACCCAGCTACACTATATATACTATCGTATGGATCGTAATGACTCCAAAACGAACCATTAAAATCGTAAATTTGGTACACGTTCGACGTTTGATGCGTTCCTGTTACCTTTGTAAAATTATAATCTGACCCGGAAGCTATACGATTCCCGTTATACGTCATTGAAATTTTTGTTCCCGAACCAGGAGCACCTAAGATTAAATCACCAATTGGAACAAATTTATCCTGTAAATAACTATACCTAAATGCCCTAACCCCAGATTCACCGGGCACACCTACAGCTATTCTAATGGTTGGTATTGTAATATCAGCTTCGTTTCCGCTAGTTATATCTAAAAATGGTTCTGATGATAAGAAGCCGGACATGGCAACAGAATACCCAAACGCGGAAAATTTATTAAGTTCGTATCGATTTCTATCACCGTTTAAAAGTGTTTGGTCACCTATTGCATATGGGGCATTATACCCAGTCCCATTCCAATCGGCGGGTGAATATACAACTTTTACATATCCCGATTGGTAATTCCAATTTCCTTCAGAGTCTTTAATATCATCGGTTACACCTGAATTAACGCTATAACTTTGACCCTTTCCAACATATGTACCCGATTGGGTACCGGGTGCACCCGCTGCAAAAGCCCATCCATCTGGGGACATAGAAACAGAGAACCCATATTGATCGTAAGTTGGGTTTAACCTAACAGGTGAAATAGTAGTTGCGTCTTGTGATACAACATTAGCGTAGTTTTCAAATACACCATTATTACCATTTATTTCAGTTCCGGGTTGGTCTATATATAAAAGTAACGGTGTCGCATTAATATCGTAAACGTAAACTCTATTTTCGTACGGTGAACCTACACATAATAAACCAGGATTTTCAGATGCTATCGATATAGAAAGACCGAACCCTTTTACAGATGAACCACCTGGCGAACCAACTATAACATTAGACGTATATGTAGACCAATCGAGTTTAGTTCTTTTGTATATATAAATACTACTCGTAGTGCCGTGATTAGGCCATGCATGTACATTTGAGTGTGAAGAAACAACAAGAATATCACCGGATAAATCTGTATCTACACATGCACCGAAACCACTATTACCACCTGGTCCCGAAATCGCCGATGAAGTTAATTCTGCCATTGCATTTGAATTTGAATAGTAAATATGAACTTTACCATTTGCTCCATTTGTCGACCAGCTAGGTGCACCTATATACGAAAAGTCGCCTGTATTATTTGCTGCAGTTGATATACCGAAATCTGTTCCAGCGCTACCCGTAGCAAGAGTAATGGGAAATTGGTCAACTTCCGGCATCTTATTTTAAATGTATATTAATTTTTCAACGATTTAACTAGAAACCATAATTTGGTGGGTCAGGTCTATTAGAACCTTGTTGGTATCTTATCTGTCTTTCACGCCATGACAAAACCGGACCTCCATCGTTCCCCCCTATGGAGATTTGGTTTCCACCAGTCTCGGTTCTTATCGTATTAAGGTTTCGTATTTTACTCCCATCACCGAAAAGGTAATTCGTACAGAAAACGTTACCGTTTACTCTAAGAACGTCGTAATTTCCAGTATCATTTACTATAACATTTGAACCTATATGAAGTGTTTGGTTAACAGCTGCTTGGTTAGTTGGAATTGCTATACCAACTTTACTTTCGGGCGTGGGTGTATTTATAATAAAATTTGGGGTACTACCACTCTGTGACCAAACTGAAGTACCACCCGAACCACCCGTATTATCCGTTCCCCAAGTGAGACCCGATCCAGTACTTTTAAGAACTTGTCCACTGGAACCTGTCGAACCACTTACATATAATCCACCGGTTAAGTTAATATTACCCGCAACATCTAATGTATGTTGAGGGTTTGTTATGTTAATACCAACGTTTGCGGCAGTATAATATATTTTGTTCGTTGAAGTATCTTTTGTCCAAACTGTAGTACCACCCGAACCACCCGTAGCATCCGTTCCCCACTCGACACCCGTCCCAGTACTTTTAAGAACTTGTCCACTGGAACCTGTACTATTACCAGCTGTTAATGAACCAGTTATTTTAAGATTATTAAGTTTAAGTTCATTAGAATTTGGTTTAAACGTTAAGTTTGTATTTGTTTTAACTTGATTACCATTTAGAAAAGCAACACTTAGTTCTGAAGATGTTGTTGTGTCACTCGCGTTTGCTATTGAACCTGCTTTACCAGTTGTATCTTGATTACCCCCTTGGTTTACTCCTGGTAAGTTTATATTCGCCGTACCATCAAACGATTGTCCTCCAATGTCTCTTGCCGTTGCTAATTTGGTCGCAGTTGCAGCATTACCAGATGTATTTTGGTTACCCGCTTGGTTTACTCCTGGTAAGTTTATATTCGCCGTACCATCAAACGATTGTCCTCCAATGTCTCTTGCCGTTGCTAATTTAGTTGCAGTCGCAGCATTACCAGATGTATCTTGATTACCCGATTGGTTTACCCCGGGTAAATTTATACTCGCTGTTCCATCAAACGATTGTCCTCCAATGTCTCTTGCCGTTGCTAATTTAGTCGCAGTTGCAGCATTACCACTTGTATCTTGATTACCCGATTGGTTTACACCGGGTAAATTTATACTTGCCGAACCATCAAACGATTGTCCTCCAATGTCTCTTGCATTTGTTAATGTTGCCGCTGATCCGGACCATGCGGTAGATGTTAACGACGTACCACCTACATTTAAGGCGCCGACGTTTATGTTACCATTACTATCTCGAATGACTATATAATCTGCCGAATTACTTGTACTTGCTTTTAAAGACCAAGTTTTAGCACTACCTCCGTTATAAGAACCACCAATTATATGTGAACTATTTGAAAGTGTTGCAACTGTTGTACCAATCGCACTTGCGGATTTCCATTCCGGTTTTCCCGTTGACGTATTGGATGTTAAAACATGACTATCTGCACCTAAAGTAAGTTTTGTTAAAACATTTGTTGAGTCTCCAATTAGTATATCACCTTGTCCAATCCCAGATGTTATACCTGAACTATTACTTACAAGAACATTATTTTCAACTGTTGTTATTCTTGATGCATTACTCGTCAAATCTGTTTCTAAATTTCCTATTCTTGCAGTATTACTTGTCACATCTGTTTCCAAACTTGAAATATTAGTTTCTGCAGTTCCCATTCTCGATGCATTACTGGTTAAATCCGTTTCCAAACTTGTAATTCTGGACGAATTATCTGATAGATTTGTTTCTAAACTTGAAATATTAGTTTCTGCAGTTCCCATTCTCGATGCATTACTGGTTAATTCCGTTTCCAAACTTGTAGTTCTTGACGCATTATCCGATAGATATGTTTCCAAATTTGTAACTCTCGATGCATTACTCGTCAAATCCGTTTCTAAACTTCCTATTCTCAATGAATTAGCTGTTAAATTTGATTCTAAATTACTAATTCTTATTACATTGCTTGTCATATCCGTACTTAAAGTGATACCGGTTAGTGTTGTACCATCACCGTAAAAATCGGTTGCGGTTACGTTACCGGCTACGACTATATTACCACTTGTAATGAAAGATGTATAGGTATTAGTAAACTGGATTGTATTTGATGTTGTATTACCACGATCGGATGTATCTTGAAATGAAAACGCGGAACTTGCACCAGCTATACCCGTAAGCAAACTACCATCACCTATAAAAAATCCAGATGTTGTTATCAAATCACCAGTTGTGGTATTACCATTATCGGTAACATCCTGGAGTGTAGATGCCGCAGCCCCTTTATATTTTTGTATATTGCGACCAGTGCTACAACCAGGCATTCTTACAACTAGAGATGATTATTTTTAGGGTGGGATGAGGCACTTCCCTTTATTGAAAACGGAATTTTCATCAGGTTTTTGTTTTGGTATTTTGAAACCGCCTTGTCGATATACTCTAAGACGTTTATTATACATAGCATGACATATAGACCATTGGTCGAACATATCGTAAATATGCGGATTATTCTTTTTACCGTGCGTTTCTCTCATAATTCTTCCTATAGACTGAACAATATCCGATTTTGGTGTCGCTAAAATAACTGTATCTAATGACGGTATATCGAGACCTTCGTGAGCTTGACTAAATGTTGCAAAAATAATCTGTTTTTTACTTGATTCGGCTAAGTCAACTTCTTTCATACCACCCATATACAATCCAGATGTTTTCTTGAAACTTTGGTGAAGTACTTCACAGTGATGTCGTCTATCACTTAGTACGAGAACTTGGCGTGTTCCCTTAACTATATCTTTTATGAGGTTTGCTATAACAATATTTCTTTCTCGATCCTCTGTGAGTTCTGTAATCATGGTTGCTAATGAAAGTTTACCAAAACGCGTACATGGTGGGGGATCTTGGAATCTCAAACACGTATATTCGATCGGAAATACTTCAACCTGTTGCTGATTTTCACGTTCAATTGCAAAAACCGTTGGTCCCATGAACCAATGGAGTACTTTTGTAAGACCATCCTTACGTATAGGTGTTGCTGATAATCCAAAAATGTGTTTAGGGCACATTTTGAAAAGGGATTGTGAAAATACTTTGGCGCATATATGATGCGCTTCATCAACAATAAGTGTTCCTATACTATCAAAATCACCGAACGAATATTCTTTTAACGATAAAGATTGGAGCATGGCAATAACAAAATCACAATCTGTTTCTTTCTTATCCTGTTGAACTATACCGATAGATGCACCTGGACAAAATTGTTGTATACGTTCTTTCCATTGATTTGCTAGGAATTCTTTATGAACGACAACCATAGTTCGGTACCCCAATTTACACGCTATGGCCAGGGATACCGTCGTTTTTCCAAAGCCGCAAGGAAGCGAGATAACACCGTGTCCTTTTTTAATTGCTTCCGCCATAGCATCATTTTGATGTGTTTCGTCACGAAGTTTTCCATTAAATTTGGTAGATATTTTAACTGGTTCGGGACGACGATCTTCACGAGCTTTACCAAATTTTTCTTCACCATAAAATCTAGGAACACAAATACCTGTTTTTGTTTTTCTGAATACCTTAAAGGGAGGCGGAGGAAACCCGAACTCAGTATTTACTATAGCACGAACTGTAAGTTCTTTTTTGGTTTCTGGTGTCTCACCTGTAATATATCCCGAACGTGTAAGACTCATTTTATTATTATTAGTTTTTAAACTTTATATATTTCAATACCCATGAATATCCACTATGTTCATGTGCATTCCAAACCCCATTGAATTGAAGTTCAGTTTGAACTGTATCACCTTTTACAAGTGATTGGACGGGTTTATCACCGTCTACATTACACATGACACGTCTATATCTAAAAGGTACCTTTACTTTTAAAACATTACCTTCTAATGGATCGTCAAGTGCATCCGGGAAAAGTATGGTATCTGATCTATTCATGTGTAAACCAAGTATATAATCACGAACTGTATCGGGTATGGTAAGTCTTATATACTTTTTTTCGTTATATTCGTACATAGGTTCATATACAATTGCTTTTACGGGGTATGTCATTTAAGTATATTAAGTGGTATTCCTATAAGTATTTTTTTTATAAGTAATATTAGGATGGCAGCACTATGTTCTTTAAAAACCGTTATGCCCATAAAAATACCCTCAAAGCATAAATCTAAAACATGGAGGTTTGCGGGTGAATTTTTATTACGAAAACAATTCCAGAAAGATCAGGTGGAATTTGGTAAATGGACAAGGGATCAAATAATTGAACTTGGGCCCACATTTGTTAAGATAGGACAAATTGCATCTTCGCGTGTCGATTTATACCCTTTGGAGTTTACGCAACAACTCGAATCTTTACAGGATAATGTACCCCCTATTGATAAGAATATTGTTCGATTAATGGTTAAACCCCATTTGAGAGATAATATTTTTTCATATTTTGATTATGAACCATTTAAATCCGCAAGTATAGGACAGGTTCACAGGGCAAAATTGTCTACGGGTGAAGAAGTTGTTGTAAAACTTAAACGACCGAATATATACAATATAATGAAAAATGACACAGAAAATATTAAACAAATTGTTGAGATTCTCGAAAAAGTTGGTATAGATACGGGTGCAAATACCGGATACGTTCTCGATGAATCTATAGATTTTTTATTAGCGGAATCTGATTATATAAAGGAAATTGACAACGCGAAAATGTTTAGAAAGCGATTAAAAAAAGTTCCATGGATGAAAGTACCTAAAGTGTATACCGGATTATCTAGCGAAAACATGATAGTTATGGAATATGTTCCTTCGGAAAAACTTGATAGTATAAGTGACGTACGTGTAAATAAAAAGAAAGTATGTGAAGCTCTTCTTAATTCGTATGTCATTCAGACAATGGATAAAGGGTTTTTTCATGCGGATCCACACCCCGGTAATTTAGGATTCTCCGGTAATGGTAAACTTGTATTTTATGATTTTGGACTTGTTATAGATATTACAGATGAAATGAAAGAAGGGTTCAAAGAAATGTTTTTGCATATAATAAACAAGGATACAAAGGGTATTGTTGATGTACTTATACGATTAAAAGTTATTTTGCCGACAACTAAAGATACGAGTGATATAGAACTATTCTTTAAAACAACTCTTAATTATTTGGAAACTTTAGATGGTATTAATTTAAAAGATGAAATATTAAGCGACGATACCTTAATTAAACTTGCACAGGAAAAGCCATTTATCATACCAACATCGTTTGTGTATCTTGCAAAGACATTTTCGACTATTGAAGGTACGTGTGTGAAACTTGATCCAAATTTTACATATATAGAGTACCTTGAACCTATACTCAGAGATCAAATTTCAGATGTTATAGACATAGGTGATATGTTTTCGACTGCTACGGAAATGCCTAACCGTGTAAAGAATATAAGTAAAGCTGTTTTAGGAATGGAAAAATCAAGGGCGTCTATGAAGAGATCTATGGATAAAACGCGACGAGAGATGAGGTACGTGCAGTACAGTGTTTTATCGGCTGTATTTGCAGGTAACTTGTTTGATCAATATAAAGAGATATCTATATTTTTATCATTAATGAGTTTAGATTTAGCATTTAGGGCTTTTCGTAAAAATCTATAGCTGTTGTCTCTGTAGATGGTGTATTAGAACATTTTTTTGTATCATTGAAGAAGTCCTTATGTTTTTGGAACAAATTTTGACTACGTTTGATTTCATCTTGAGATATTTCTTTCAGTTTTTCTGTTATGCTATCGACTTGTTCCTGTCTTTGTTTACGAAGTTTTTTCCCAAACTTCTTGAACTTTTTCTGTGTTGCATCAAAATTCGCGGCGGCTGTGGAAAGTGAAAACATTGTTTTACTTATTATTACCCGATATTTTTATATCAAGACCTAATAATTTCATTTTTTCTTCAAATTCTCTACGTTCACCCGGTGATTTTATTGGTGTACCATTTGCTATAGCTTCAATTTCCGGTCCTGATAACTGGATTACGTTCATTCTAAAATCTATAAACGCTTTCATGGTAATTGGTACAAGTGGTTTTACGAGTTCATAAATAGCTTCTGCGTATTCTCTGATTTCCTGTTGTGCACCCGGTTCCAAACGGAGACGAAGATAATGCATGAGATTATGAAGATCTATTTTCCAATAAAATTCTGTATACGTTGATTGAGTGAGTGCACCTCGTGCTTGTTCTCTACAACACCCATCTTCGAGTAATTTAGTATAAATAGTGTATGAATCTCCAAAATGTTTATTAAATATTTCCATATTTTCTTCAGAAATATCGACGACACCTTCCGAACCCTGATGGTTTACTGTAGACTGTCCCCGTAAAGTTTCTGGTTTATAATATTGTTCTGGAACTATGGAATATCGCGCTGAATATTCGTTTACACTTGCCATTCTATGACGCATGTGTTGACGCGCAATGTATATAGGCATTTTGATATGAAACTTGAATTCGACCATTTCAAACGGTGTATTGTGCCAATGACGCATTAAATATCGAATAAGGCCTTCATCACCTCTCGATGTCGTCGTACCTTCTCCGTAAGAAACCCGAGCGGCTTGAACAATTGACGAATCAAGATTTTCGTGCGGCATATAATCCACAAGTCTAACAAAACCATGATCTAATACTTTTTTCTCCATTTGATATATTATGAATATATTCTTTAAGATTATTTAAAGATACGGTGGTATTTTAAAATATAAAATGTTTCTGACATGGGCAGCTTTCACACAGGATTGTCAGAATACTTGAAATTGGAACACGACACCCTAAGCGATAGATTACAATATAGGCACTGGTCTAATTTACTATGGGGAGGATTATTGTTATCGGGGTTGTTAGTGAGCCGTCTTACATGTTTATTCGGGATACCTTCTGACTGTGTTAATTTTGAAATAAAGAATATAGAGTATCTTGTTGTGTATGGTTATGTAGCAGGAGTTATAATTAATATCGATAGCGATAGAGGCAGTGTTTTAAGACGTTGGTGGTTTTGGTTAATTTATATTGGGACCGGCGTTATTTTTTCAACCATTGGTGAGATAAAGGCGATGCAGTGGTCAGTAACTCAAGGAGTTACTTGGACACCCTATATGATAGGTACAATATCAGTGGGGAGTGTAATGGTTTTGTATTTATTTTTTCAGATAGCTTTATATTATCGTAATATACAATATTGTGTAACACTCGGTTTAATTTATATAGTTAGGGCTATTCAGATAGTATTGGCAGCGAGTATACCCAAAGATAAAGAGTTGATTTTGGACCTTCCTCCTTCACATGTCCATTACATCTTACACTCTAAACTAGAAATCCATCATTATTGGTTGGCGTGGAATATAATATTATTGTGTTCAATTACAAACAGCTTATATAATGATATTTTATTGGCTGTTTTCACGAGTATTTTTGTTCAGGGAGTATCAGTGTATGGTGCGGCACCAGTAGTAAACTACGAGGGACCTTCAAAGATATAGTTAAAGATACAGTGGTATTTTAAAATATAAAATGTTTTCTGTTCGACCAATCCCGGTTAGTATTCATACCTATAAAAAAGTTATTTCTGTTAAAACGCGTGCCCAAAGTTTCAAAGTTACTTTAGATACACCCGATGGTGAAAATGTTATAAAATGTGACGACGATGAATTTATATTGGATGCAGCCGAAAATGAAGGTATTGAATTACCGTCTTCGTGTAGAGCGGGTTCGTGTTCGACGTGCGTGGGTAAGGTTATCAAAGGTAAAATAGACCAAGAAGATCAATCTTTCTTGGACGATGAACAGATTGAAAATGGATTCGCGATGTTATGCGTCTCGTATCCACTTTCGGATTGTGTTATTAAAACGAATCAGGAAGATGAGTTATATTAATTTTAAGAAAAATATCTTTCAATGACCTCTTTTTGATCGTGGTATTTAGATATAGCGTCGAGTTCGATTTCAATAGCTTCAATGATATTGGAATGTTCTCCTATACCTGCTGGATTTGTTAAATATACTTCTACATTTGCACGGTGTTTTTCAATCATACCTTCTGCATGTTTGATTAATGCTTTTAATAACTGTACTCTCATTATAGTATTATATTTATGCTAATTCTTTAACTAAATCATCTATACTTTTATAGTACCGTTTGAGATCTTTCATAAACCGTTTATTGTTTTCGAGAACTTCAGCGTCGGTTTTATTCTTATAAATGTATGCTAAATTTGATTTAGAGTACCGCGTCCGTTTTTGGTTCTCGTTCGGTTTTCTAGGAACGAGTTTCTTCGACTTTTTCGAAACGCTTTGTATAGGTTCAATACGTTTCGTGAAACTAATGGCTTGCATAACCGTGTCGGCAAGATCGTCTTTCTTTTTAGATGCATTGAATATTGGTATCCAATGTGCGTTAACTGTATTGTTCCATATGAATTGTTGACACCGTTCAATAGACGCCTTCTTACGTTTCGTATACATGACTTTACCGGGACCTGCAAAATCGGGTATTTTAAATCTCGCGTCGTAAATAATTGTTTCCGCTTTAGGGTTACGTATAACGAAATAAGTATGAAGAAAATGTTCAACCATTTTCATTTTTCTATTTTTATCGGGTTGTTTTTCAATGAGAATTGTATTTGCTTGTAAAACCCATGGTTTATCATCTAAATGGTCTCTTAAAGAAACAAATAGACCATCTTTATGTTCCGGAGGTACACCAGAAACATCCCATTGAACAATAAGATTAGAAGTTTCGTTGAGCATACACATGGCTAAATTTCGTATACCAACATCTATACTTAAAATCATAATATAAAGAAAAATTATTTCTTTAATATTAATATAAACAATAATGGCTGTCTTACCTGATCAAGAAGCACAACTTGCAGTGTTGCCTAATGTACGTGAAATGTCCCGAGCGGATAAAGTTCAGCGAAAGATAGACGAACGTGAAAAGAAAAAGTGTCGTAAATGTGTCGTTGAAAATGAATGTAAAAGTGACGATTTTTTAAAAATGTGTAAAGAAAAGTTTTACAGTGTTATTAAACCAGACGAGGGATCTATAGATAAATTAAATACTAGAACAAAAGAAAACACAAATAAATTGTTTTTGTTTTTATTTTGTTTGTTTCTTATACTTATTTTTCTTATAGTCGTTTTTAGTAGACTATAATTTTTATTTTTTCGCCAATTTCATAATACCAGCACCCATTTTACCGAGGTTCGCGTTACCCACCTTCTTTTGTCCAGCTGGTGACATTCCCATAACTATAGCCGCTATTACAACCAAACAGCAACATATAACACTCGCTACCATGGCATATTTTGCTGGACCCATATAGGCGCCGATTACACCAGCAGCAGCATCACCAACAGAGTCTACGACTTCTGCCGCACCACCAGCTTTCTTCGTGTTTTTAGAATCGATTTCAGATGTTATTTCTTTCGTAACATCACTGTCTACAATTCTTTCCATAACCTTGTTCATTACTGCACCTGCGGCAACCTTCGCCGATACATCTTGTTCGAAATTGATATTACCTCCGATACTACAATCATAGAAACCAACTTGTAATTCACCATCCTGGATCATTACTGCACCAGCCATAGTTTCATTTATCTTTTCTTCTGAAAATTCATCCTTGATAATAGTTTCAATTTCCTTATTAATTTTAGTTTGTACGTCGGATTTATCCCCAAATTGAAAATTGCCAGCTTGGGACACGTTATCTAAAGCAGCACCCGCTTTAGTTTTCATATCTTCAGCAACTTTATTCGCAGATTGCGAAATTGATTTTGATATATCGGATGATGATGATTGTACATCACACGATGCTGTCTGACCAAAATAAGACGGACATCCTACGACGTGCCCTATTTTTACGGATAAATTTTGTGCTGTATTACAATTAGCCTGGGTTGTATTTTCAGATTTTAACATTGTACTGGTTAAAAGTTCAGTGGTCGATTTTATATTCATTTCATTTTTGATAGTTTGACTTCCGCCACCTCCCATGATTAGTTATTGTATATACAGAAAAAAATACCTGTATAATATAATAATGGTATGTAAAATAGATCTATATCATCACCCAGGTGGTGAAGATCTTTTTCAGACGATCACAGCAGAGACGGATGGTATAGTTGAAGTTTCATCCCATGATACTGCAAGTTCTGCAACAGTTAGTGGATGTCGAGGTAAGGCCGGTATTACATTAATGGAACACGTCGAACCTGGTAATCAGGTATTGGCAACTTTACCCGACGGAAAATGGACTGGTCATAATAATAAAGCGGGTTGGAGGAAGTTACCACGACCATGGTTAATTGAAGATGAAGTATCAGCTGTAGGTATAGAAATTATACCAGAAGAAAAAATAGAGAAAGGTGGTATTATAAATCATTCCATTCAATTACCACACAAACCTAATTCTCCGTTGTATTCGTTGGATGATGGCGATCAACGATGTAAAGATGGAAATGTGTGCGCCTGGTATTACCACCCCGGAAACCCGGACGGGGACATAGATAATTATCCTCTCAGTACAACTGGTAATTTAAAGGGGAACCCGTGTATACATGCTGATAGGGGTATATGGACACAATCAGGTGATCTCATCTACAATGGGTCGGCACCAAAAATGAACTGTTCGTATAGTATTGACGAAGGTGTATTAACCGCGCTACATGCTGATACGGCAGCACCTAATGATCCTCGCCGAGCTACATGGAACACCATCACCGGAAAGATATGTCACGAAAATAATAAGGTAGTATGGGAAAATCCAGATTTTAAAATTGGGAATGATAAAACATGTTGGGATTTGCAGAAAGAAAAAATTAAAAACTTTTGCGTAAAAACTAAAGCGAATAGAAAGGATGGAACTAACCCAATTCAAAAAAATTGTCAAACATTAAGGGAATCTTCACCCAAGCACTTTACGGAAATAGTAAAGGAATATTGTCAAACTCCCGAGGGTAAAAATGATAAATACTGTTCGTGTATAAATACATTAGAGAATGACGGTACATGGTGTGATGAAGATGAAAATAAAGATTTCATTGGGTGTGTAGAAGCAAATGAAAATTTTAATGCCATGATAGAAGCTGTACCCGAAGATCACAAGAGGAAATTTTTTGGTACAAAACACTGTTTTATTGATGCGTGTAGATCTACGGGTGATAATGTATATGTTGAAAAGGGGCTTGTAAACAGTAAAGGGGAAGTTAGAGGGTGTACGCAAAACATGAAGATATGTGGTAAATATTACCAAATGGATGGTACAGTTCAAGGTAGTACTATTACAGCGCGCTGTGAAAAGAAAGCTAAAGATGATGCTGAATGGGCCAAGACAATGGTAAGTGCACAGGAAACGGGTATGAAACAGTATTTGGAAAATCAAGAAAAAGCGAAAAAGGAAGAAGAAAAAGCAAAAGAAGAGGCAAAGGAAGAGGCAAAAATTGAAGCTATAAAACAGGAGAAAAAGGAGAAAAAGGAGAAAGAGGAAAAAATGTTAGCGGGTGGTGCTATTTTAATGGTGGTAATGTCGTGTGTATGTTTAGCAGCTTTAATTTATTTGGTGAAGAGTAGACGAGGGTGATACACTTAAAGAAAAAAAGTAATTTTACTATAGAATGTGGTGTTGGTGGTGCTGCCATACATTCAATGGTACACCATTAAGTATGCCTTATAAACACGACGAAAGAAGAAATAAATTTTATACATCTGGTAACTTCTGTTCCTGGAGTTGTATGAAAACATATGCAATCGATAAATACGGATGTAATAGAGGAGGTCTTATATGTGGAAATATGGTTATGATGCGTCGTAAACTTTTCGATAAAATAGGTACCATTAAAAGGGCTCCACATCGTCAAAGACTTATACAATTTGGAGGTGATTTAGATATAGATAAATTTAGGGAAAATAATGTAGTTGATTTAGAAAAACCCAAAGAAATAGAAACTGAACCGGTTCCGGAACGTGTTATACCCACAATGGTATCTAATACCAAAAAATTGAGTGATATAACAAGTGCATCTGGTAAAAATGAAACATTACGTCTGAAAAGAGAAAAACCACTTAAACGAAATCAGAATAATTTAGAGACGGCATTGGGATTAATTATTAAGACCAAAACCTAAATGTTTTCTTTGTTTATTTGTTGGTTGTGATTTAGGAATACACAGTGTTTTCTTAGAATGGATCCATTTTTCACCATCATGTGCGATCCATTTTAAATCATGTTTATCTATAACTTTACGACATAAAACACACGGTAGTGATATACCGTCACCATAACTGGTTTCACGACATATCACTAATGTACCATGTTTTCTACTAACCCATGAAGAGAATTGATGTGGACGGTATCCTCTTTTATAAAAATCGTGTTTAAGGGTTTTTATTAAACGTCTTTCAGAACAACAAATACAATCACTTTTTATACCATTTCTTAATTTGGCCGTATAGGTAGTCACAGTGGTATAGGACATTGTTTTATACGGGCGAATTATTTTTAATATAGTTACAATTATTACATACATTACCTGAAAAGACAAAAGAGCAATGGTCACATTCATTTAATATTTCAACTTTACGTTTTACGAGTTTATTCTGTGAAAATAGTATTAAATCTCGTATAGTATACACTCCATACATAACCATTGTTTCTAGTTTTGGAAACTTCATTATTATTTATAGGAGAATAAACTTTATACTATTTATTTGAAACACCCGAATAATTTTTTACAGCCGGCGCTCGTTTTTAACATGAGAGCAAAACTATCAATCATACCCGGAACCATAGCTTTTAAAAGTGTTTCAAATTCCGTGTCTGTATCACCTTCATCAATTTGTTCGATGATGGAAAAAATCAAATCGGTTACGAGTTCTTTCTTATCTGGACCGGATACAGTTTTGAGTTGTTGAGCTTGTAGCATAAGTGTAGAAACCAATACACATACATTTTCTTTGGTGACACGCTTTCCTTTGTATCTTTCAACAATCTTTTTCATTTCCAGTGCGACATTTCTAGATTGTTTCGTTTTGTTATCGTAGTTTGCGACAATTTTTTCAGGGGTTTGGGACATTTTTATATATATCTATATGAATTAATTTCTTTAATAACTATAATATGGATACAGACGATAAAATTGCATTTATTGCCATAATTATAGGTATGACTCAAATGTTAATGCTTACAAAAAAATTATTAAAAACAGAAGATATATCTTATTATAGCATGGAATATGTTACATTTGGTATAATTTCCAGTGCGTTATGGACTGTTTATCAATATAGAAAGGGATCAAACTTTTCTGTTATATATTCTTCAGCTAGTCTTTTTCTTGGATTATATATTTTAAAAAGGTTATTAAAGGAAAAAAATGTTAAGAAAACAGAATAAAAATGCAATCTATTACTTCTAAAATTACTATGCCTATTAGACAGACAAGACAAAAGAGACATATCAAGACAATTACACGCGCGGATAATACAGGTGTAAACTGGAAATATGTCGAAGCAGTTAACGGGCGTGCTGCAATGTATGGAACGATTCTTGGTGGAGCTAATTGGGGGATTACGGGTTTAAATGTTATTGAACAAACACAATTTTTACCACTTAGTTTATTGGGTCTCGGTTCTTCTTTGATAGCCATAGGTACAATGACAAATGCCGTTGGTAAGTTATCAGAGGAGGATTTCGAAACGTTCGCGTTAATTAATACGGGGCGTGTTGCTATGGTTTGTTTTACAGGGTTGATTGTAGCCGCTATTGCTGGCGTCTAACATGGGTAATTCCGTGTTATTTATTATGTACCCTATAAATTTAATCATTTTTATTTTTTCATCAAGCGTAAATGTTCCTGCTCCACGTAACACGTGGGCCAAGAGCATAAACATCAAATATAATGATTCATGTATTTCCATACCTTATAGTTAGGCCATTTTTTGACGAACGGCTCCTGCCGCACCACGAGCACCCGCTGCCGCCTTTTGACCTGCAGCTCTTGCACCCGCTGCCGCACTACGAGCACCCGATGCCGCCTTTTGACCCGCAGCTCTTGCGGCTTCTCCTATTTTAGGGTATTTTTTCACTGTGAAATACCCACCGATAAGTAGTGTGAGTATCCAACCAACGAGAGATGCAATTACAAAATTCTTCTCACTTGATTTTACGTCACAATCGGGTTGACGCATTATATCCATCGCAATGGCGGCACCTGTAAGACCCATACAGGCGTAAACTACAGTAAATATACCACCCTGGTTTGTTACCAGTTTTTGAAGTAGAAGTACACATGGGATTGTCAATGCTATTGCCATTGTGTGAGAGAGAAATCCTTTAAGATTTTGGTATTTCTTGGAACCCTGTATTCCTGTGCATCCATTATATACTTTTATACCTAACGCTGTAACTGCAACGTAAAATATACCAAGTATAATAGTTAAAGCTATTTGAGGGTACCCAATTTGAGTTTCAATTTTAGCATCTTTAAATTTATTGAATTTTTCAGAAATTGGAACAGTTGGTTTAGCAGGTTCATTAATATATCCAATAGGTTCAGACATATTTACATATGGTTCAGAATTTATTATTGGTGAAGGTTCAGGTGCAACTGCAGGTTCAGGTGCACGTGGTGCAACTTGATCTACAATCGACTGAGACTGTTCTGCGAGAGCCTGTCCCTGAGCCTGAGCCTTTTCCGCAAATGCCTGACCTTTTTCAGCGAGTGCTTGACCCTTAGCCTGAGCTTTATCCGCAAATGCTTGACCTTTTTGGGCGAGTGCTTGAGCCTTTTCCGCGGCCGCCGCCCCCCTGGCTTTTAATGCTTTGGCTTTTGAAGCCGCTTTTTTTGCTGCCATAATAGCCTTCATGGTTATTTATATATTACATATATTTTATTTAGTTACAAATTTATAAAGTTTTACATTATAATCTATTGAATTTATTATAATATATTCTTCAGTCTCTTCTACTATTTTACTAACTTTACCTGTACTTTTACAATTTATAATTTCCGCTCTTATTATTTTTTTGTTTTCGAATTCTGGTAATTGAAAATGTATAAATGAACGAGCATGTATTTGATTTTTTATTTGTTGAGCTGTTTTTCTGTAATCGATTTTACTATTAAAATCTACAGAGTTTAATGAATAATAAGATGAATTTTCGATGGGTTGTTTATAGGAAGTATAATTCCCTGATATTAAATTATCTATATTTTTTACAAAAATAGAGAAACCAAAAATTGTATAATTTTTATAAAGATCTAAAGCCACATCCGACGATGATATTGGGAATGTAATTTGATCTATTATATCACCTGTATCAATACCCTTGTCTATTTTATGTAAAGTAACACCAGATTCCTTTTCATTGAATAATATTGGTAAACATGATGTATACATACCCTTATATTGTGGTAATTTTGAAAAATGTATGTTATATAATTTATTTGTCGCAAATAAATTAGGGTTTATAATTTTATCAAATTCACATGATAAAAAAATACTATTTTCAATTGTATATGCATCTTTTAAATTAATTATTTCAACGTCATTGTCTAAAGCTGTTTTTTTAAAAGAATGTTGCCAATTATCAATACCATCATCATTTTCATTTGGTAATGCTAAAATTTTGTTTTTATCACGTAAAAGTAAAACACCTTTTTTACGAAAAGAAAAAGCAACTTTCTCTTTCTCTTTTTTTATCAAATATTTCAATACATTACACGCTATATCATTTTTCCCAGCTACTATTATCGTTATGGCCATTTTATTATATTAAAACGGTATTCTTTAATGTGTACATATATCATTAAATTTTTTATTTACTATTTCGAGACTCCTTGCTATATCTAATGGGTACCCTATACTATTACGATTAAAAAAGTGTTTTATATTTTCTTCAATTGCATCTGTTTTTTCTATATTACCGATATTTTCTATAAAAAATTCATTTACTGAAGACCATCTATATACTTCAGATTTACAATATAAACTTATATTGCGATACTTTTTTAAAGATGAATTACTAACTTCGATATTAAACGTTGTATTATTTTGACTTATTCCATTTATAAGAACAGATGTGTTTGTTGCGTAGATAATATCTATATTTTTTATATTATCTAAAGATTTCATTAGTAAAAATGTTAAAATTGATATAGGGTGTATAGCTAAATCTGATACTATATTTACATCATTTGGTATCATAGAACCATCGTTTAACCATTTCATTTCAATATGTTTAATATTATTATTATCACCAAGTGTTTTTATAGAATTATGTTGAAGCCATGTAAAGTCGCAGTATAAAAATACATCATCAGGTTTTTTCGCAAAAATATCTAACGTTTCGTGTAATGTAGGGCATATAGGTTTTTCGACCCATATATCCTTAACACCTTTATTAAAAAGTTCAATGAGTATAGTATGATGCGTATTTGCGGGTGATGTGACGAACCATCTACCATTTATAAAATTTATTTCGTCTATCGATTTATAAGTTGCATACGTGTTATATGGATCTACAGTTATAATTTCGACATTGAAATTTTTTTCAAGTTTACTTTTTATTATATTACCGAAATATCCTAAACCTATTATAATACATGCCATTATTAAAGAATAAACAAATATATTCTTTAATAATGAAAGTTCCATTTAATGATTTGAAACGAATACACGAACCACTTAGATCCAAATTTCACGAAATTTTAGATGGGGTTTTAGATAATTCTTCTTTTGTAGGTGATATTAATTTTGCTAAAGAATTTTCAAAGTATACTGGTTCTAAGTATAGTATTTCATGTAACAGTGGTACAGATGCACTTTATATTGCTATAAAATCATTAGACCTTAAACCTAAATCTAGAATAGCCGTACCAGCTATATCATATGCTGCCACAGCAATGGCTGTTGTTAATGCAGGTCATTTACCAATTTTCATAGATGTTGATAAAGAAACTGGGTTGATGTTAGTTGAAACGGTTAAAAATGTTGATTGTGTAATACCTGTACATTTATATGGTCAATGTGTGGATATATCTAAATTGTTGCATCTTAATATACCTATAATTGAAGATTGTGCACAAGCACATGGTGCTACGATCCATGGAAAACATGTTGGTACTATAGGAACTATAGGATGTTTTTCGATGTATCCGGGTAAAAATCTGGGTGCGTTAGGGGATGCTGGTATATGTATTACAAATAATGAAATGTTATCAATTAAGATGAAACAATATGCAAGTTTGGGGGCTCAAAAGGATAATAGGTATAATCATACAACAGATGGTATAAATAGTCGTATGGATGGTATCCAGGGTTTATTTTTAACTGAAAAACTTAAGCACTTGAATGAATGGACGAATGATAGAATTAATATAAGTGAAATATATAATTCAATTATCAATGAACATGATGGGTGTAAACACGTTAAAAGAAGTACTATAGGTAAAGATGTATATCACGTGTATTATACTTTACAGGATGACAGAGATGATTACATAGAACACATGAATAAAAATGGTATACAAACCGGGATACATTATCCAATATCTTTACCAGAACTGGAATGTTTTAAAGAGTATACCGGTGGTACCTTTTGTATAAATGCAAAAGAATTTTGTAAAAAATGTGTAAGTTTACCTCTTTTTCCTTACATGACAACAGATGAAATTAAATTTACATTAGATTGTCATATAAATTATCTCCTTCGGGACTTTTAAAAATTTCACCATCCCATCGATTAGATTGTTTTTCAATTGATTTGATATGCCATATAGCAATTGATGGATCGGCTTGTAAACAAACTCTTTTTTTATACCCAACTATAACTTCATGTAATTCGTTACCGTATTTAATTTCCGGTGTATTTGGGAAAACGCGACATATATAATCCGGCCAATTTATCCAATCGAGTTCATTTGTGGTAAAGGTGCTTTTTTCCAGCCATTCTTGTGTAAATCCTGGGTGAATATTTATACGTGGAATCATTATGAGGTCTGCACCGGAATCCTTAACAGCTGATTTAATACCCCTGATTAGTTTTTCTTTTGGCATTTCATCGGGGTCTATAATAAAAATATAATCACCCGAACATTTACTCAAATGAAAATTTCTATGTTCAGAAAAATTGCCATCAAAATCTCTTTCACATGTAACTACTTTATTTCCAAAATGTTTTATAACGTTTTTTACATTTTCTGTGACGTGTTTGGTATCTATTAAAATATTAATTTCATCTTCATCATCTTTGACTTTTAGTAAAAAGGAAACAAGTGAAAATAAATCTTTTGATTCATTACATACAGTTATAGCGTATGACAATTTCATTATATTAAAGATACTACTATTATACTCTTTAATATGCTGGTACCTAAAACAATTCATAAAGTTATTATCACTGATAGTGGTACATTACCTAAATTACCAAGTGGTATTTCAAATGCAATTGAAAGTTTTTATAGATTAAATCCAGGTTATAAGGTTAATCTATATTCAAATGAAGACTGTATTAAATATATAAAAGAGCATTATGATGATGATATACTAAATTTATACAACAAACTGAAACCATATGCATATAAATGTGATTTAATGAGTCAACTTATATTATATAATGAAGGTGGGTGGTATTCGAGTATGAGATCAGTATGTTTGGAACCCATTGACTTGTTAAATAGTACAAATAAAGAGTATTATACAAGTGTTGACTGCCCTCCTAATCAAACCTGCATGTATAACGCTTTTATTGGGGCTGTACCTGGACATCCTATATCTAAGAAAATGATAGATATGTTAAAGTGGAATATAGAACATAATCATTATGGATGGGATTGTTTATATCCAACTGGACCAGGTGCTTATATGGCGGGAGCTATAGATTATATTAGAGAAAATCCACATAAATGTTTTATAGGTCAACATACAATAGAGGAAAATAACGTAGAATATGTAAGATTTGATAATAAACGAATTTTCAAATGTAAATATAATAATGCAAGGGGTGCGGATAATTCTGATATGAATGAGACGAATAATTACGGTGAAATGTGGTTAAATAGAGATATATACAAAACTTAAAAAAATAATATCACGATAAAGTATGCTCCAGAAAGAATTAGAACAGATTGATGGGCTTAGCACGTTTAATACGGATAATATGGCTGAGCTCGAAGATGTTCTAAAATATTGTCAAATGGGCCGAGATTGTTCAAAATCCGTTATGGATGAGTACACATCTTGTGATAAAATCAGTAAAGAGGTAATAGTTTGGTATTCACATAATAGAAAAGTATTGAAACAGATGAAAGATTGGGCGGAACTTTATAAAGATGAATTTGTAGAGTATGAAAAAAAGGTAAAAGAAGTCCGGAATAGAGTAAAAACATTAAAAAATAACGTAACTAATAAATCTTGAGAATTTCTGCAACAGCAGGGTGTCGCAAGATGTCATCGTTTTCCATAGTGACATGTTCGATATAGTTTAGGTTTAAACCGTCTATCCTATTTACAAGGTCTTCGAGACCACTTTTATC